ATGAAGAGAATAACAATGGTATTGGTCAGCATCTTGGTGCTGGTTATGAAAGTATGTACAGCGTCGGCTGCTACAAATGGAAATGTATCCTCTACTAATGATTTCGATTGGACTCCAGTGATGGAAGCGATTATCCAGGTAGAGAGTGAGGGTAACCCCAACGCAAAGAGTGGTAATTCTGTTGGTGTTATGCAGATTACCCCAATCTTAGTGGCAGAGTGTAATGACATCTTGAAGAAAAGGAAGAGTAAGAAGCGTTACACATTAGCAGATAGATATAGTATTTCTAAATCTAAGGAGATGTTTCTCCTGATGCAGTCTGTCCACAATCCTCTTAATAGCATTGAGAAGGCGATTCGTGCCTGGAATGGTGGAAATCACTACAGTGTGAAGAGAACCCAGCGCTATTTTGAGAAGGTCATGAAGCTTTTGAAAAAGTAATTGATTTTTGATATGTCCGATCTGTCCCGCTGGGATAGGTCGGATTTTGTTTTCTGTCTCTTTCTGTTTTTTAGATAGACAACCTTTTATTAGCTATTTGTGGTGATATTTATCATTTATCACTACATTTTTCTTGTTAAGTGTTAAAACATTGTTAATTTGACAACTTTTTGCTAGAAATATTTGGCGGTTATCGAAGAATGTTGTACCTTTGCACTCGCAATTCAGAAATGAGTTGATTATATCGCGGCGTGGAGCAGTTGGTAGCTCGCCAGGCTCATAACCTGGAGGTCGCATGTTCGAGTCTTGCCGCCGCAACAATGCAAATCGGGTAGAAAGTTGTACTTCAACATTCTATCCGATTCTTTTTTTTATCCCTATATTTATAATTTAACACTAAATATTTGCATATATCGAATAAAACTACTAATTTTGCACACAGATATTTTTATGTGCAATCATTTTAATTAGGAGGGACTTCAATATGTCAATTTCCAAAACAAGACAAAAGTTAGTAGATGTCGCCCGACAACTGTTTGCAAAGAACGGTATAGCAAATACCACGATGAATGATATTGCTGTAGCTTCTGGTAAGGGTCGCCGTACGCTCTATACGTATTTTAGCAGAAAAGAAGATGTCTATTATGCTGTGATAGAATCAGAGTTGGATCGTTTGTCTGAGAGACTCGATGAAGTTGCCTCTTGCAAAATGCGTCCTCAAGATAAAATCATAGAGCTTATTTATACACATCTCAGTATGATTAAGGAAACTGTAGTTCGTAATGGTAATTTGCGAGCTGAGTTTTTCCGTAATATCTGGATGGTAGAGAAGGCTCGCAAGAATTTTGATGAGGATGAAATTGAGATTCTGAGAAAGATTTATTCAGAAGGAAAGGAAGACGGTGAGTTTGACATTGATAATGTTGATCTCGTTGCAGATATTACTCATTATTGTATCAAGGGCTTGGAAGTACCATTCATCTATGGACGATTGGGACATGGACTGAATGTAGAATCCAGCAGACCTCTTGTTGCCAAGGTAGTATATGGTGCCTTGGGTAAATCTGGATTGAAATTGTAATTTATTGATAATTAATTAAATATAAAAGAAATGGGATTATTAACAGGTGTTGGAGTCTTAGTGCCTAACACCTTGGTTATCAGAATGGTTACATCGATGTTTCTAGGTTTTAGCCTCTTAAAAAAAGGTCAAAAATGGCTGTTTTTGCTACCTTTAGATACATCATTCGGCAAATTCTCGGCAAATTCTTAATAGAACTATGGCAAAATCAACTCTTAGATTAGATAAGCGCCGCCCATTGAAAGATGGCACATACCCAATACAGATTGTGGTTGGCCATAACACAGACCTATATATAGGAACAGGAATATCGGCGGCTCCGGAGGAGTGGGATCCATATACTCTGATGTATGTAGGCAAAAATGCCCGCCGTGTCAACAGCGCCTTGGTTGCCATGCTCACATCTGTTAGGAACAGGATCCTCGAACTCAAAGAGATCGGAATGTGGAATAAACTGACCCGCCCACAGATCCGGGAGATGCTGTTAGATGTGGATCTTGAAAAGCCATCTGAACAGATTCCTACATTGGCCGAGGTCTTTGAAAAAATGATGATCGGTAGGCGTGACAATACCAAAGCGATAGTTAAAAGCACGATCCTTAAGCTGAATGCCTATTGTGGGGATGTCTCCAAAATCCATTTTAGCGATATTAGCCGCACATGGTTGGAGGATTTCTATATGTCGATGAGTGATTTATCTGTCAATACCAAATCAACCTATATGAGGATGCTACGTAGGGCATTCAATTGGGCTTTGGATAGAGATCTCACGACTAACAATCCATTCCGATCATACCACATTCCATCTGAGGAAACGAGGATGAGGGATCTTCCAATTGAGAAAATGAGGCAATTAATGTCCTTGGATCTTCCGGGTATGTACAAAGAATACCGGGATATTTATCTCCTCACGTTTTATCTGATTGGCATCAATACGGTGGATTTATCGAGATTGACACCTGAGAGTCTGGTGGATGGCCGAATTGAATACAGAAGATCTAAAACTAATAAGATCTATAGTATTAAGGTGGAGCCGGAGGCGATGGAGATTATTAATCGCTACCGGGGCAAAAAACATCTTATCAGTACATTTGACCGTTACAAAGATTATAAGGCTCTACAGGGCTCCGTAAACAATGCCTTGGCAAAAATGGGTCTTCCCGATGTCGATGCAGATGGGAAAATTAAAAAAGCGGGCAATGGCCGTGTAATAATGAAACCGCTGCAAAAAGGCCTGTCTCTCTATTGGGCTCGTTACTCATGGGCCACATACGCCGCGGATCTCGATATACCAAAAGACACGATCAGCGAGTCTCTTGGTCATTCCCATGGTGCAAAGGTCACAGGTGTATATATAAAATTCAGTAGAGATAAGATTGACGCGGCAAACCGAAAAGTCATAGATTACGTATTAAACATAAAAGGTAGTGGGGCATAGCCTCACCACCTTTACTTATTATATTGCCTTATTCTTCTTTTTCTCCATGTATCTGGACACTCCGAGGAGGATAGCAATCACCAAGACAACAATCCCGAATGTCACCCAAGTATTCGAGGATCCCGCCTCTTTCTTGGTTTTCAATTTTGCCGGATCCGGATCCTTATTCTGATTAGCCTTGATTGCATTCTGAGAGGCCTTAGTATTGGTCGATGTATTTTTGACCACAGATATATTTTTATGCTCCTGAGCATTGATAGATGATCCCCCATGGATCCCTTTAACCTTATGGAGGATTATATTACCATCTTTATCCACACTCACAGATCCGCAACTGTCGGTAAAATCGATACGGAGCCATTGATCTCTCTTGATGATCGTTGTACTTGTATCTGTCGCTGTTACCTTGACAGCTTGGCTGTCTGCATACACATGGGAGCTGTCAATGTACGTTACATACTCTCGGACACATGGCTGTTTGCTTTTACATGCCCCTAAACTTACCAATACTAGTAAGCATACGGAAAATAAAAAAAATCGTCTCATACGCTAAAAAATTAAATGTTCTTGTACTCTGTTGTTGCATCGAATGATGGACAGGCCTTGGCCGCAAAATCACGGTGGCCATGAATAGAGGCTTTAGGATATTTGGCTCTGAGCTTCTTCAGCAGGGCCAATAACGCCTCCTTTTGGGCCGCCGTTCTTGTGTCCTCTGGTGTTCTACCATCCGCGGCCAATCCCCCCACATAGCAGACTCCGATGCTGTTCTGGTTATGTCCGAGGCAATGAGCTCCGATTTCGCTCTCTGGTCTGCCCGGCTCAACCGTACCATCCAAATCGACTACGTAATGGTAGCCGATACACTTCATCTTACGCTCTCTGTGCCATCTGTCGATGTCGGCGGCTTTAAAGTTTTTGCCCTCAGGTGTAGCCGCACAATGCACGATAATTTCATTGATCTTTCTCATATTTATAATAATTAATAACCATTTTGGGGATCGCGATTAGCGCAACCCTTAATAACACATTTATATTTTTGCAGCTCCATTTCTAGCTCGGCCTTTTTCTTAGTTAGGTCTAGGATCTCCAAATTCTGTTTTCTCACTAGGTCGGTCTGCTCGGCAAATCGTTCCTCCTTGGCTTTGAGCTGAGATTGCAGAAAATCTGTTGTCTCACGTAGAACAGTAAATTCTACATTATCAGCCTCAGCCTCTTCCTTGCGATGGTTGGTCTTGCGATTGAGTAGGTATCTTAAGGCTTCCCATCCACCCAAAGCTGTGATCATCGATGCAATTATTTCGATCATTTCCATCTTAAATCATCTCTAATTCGTATATAACTTTGTTTCGTTTCTTCTCCACAATAACATTGTAGTAGGAGCTTAAAACTTTCACTAACTCTACATCCAAATAATCCGATGTGAGTATGATCTTATGATTCTTAATAGTCACCGTCTCTGATTCTTTTAAGAGTTACACATCTTTTTCTGTATTTTCGTTTGATGGCCAAAACTTCAAAATGACCTTTTACAAATACGTATTCCTTGAATATATGAGGCGAAATCATAGATAATATCCTACGCCTGTTATGATACTCATTCGTGTGCCTGAGCAAACCCAGATAGGAATTGAGGCTGTTAACACAATGCTCTACCTTAGTGATTGTGGTCGCCTTGTTTAATCTCCTCACCATCGAGATCGCATTTGTGATGGTTCTATTGCAAGTATATACTCTGCCCGGTTTTACAATCGATCCTGTAAACTCGATGCCTTTGCTGTAGTGTTGCAAATAGAATTTTTTCTCATTCAGCCGCAAACCATATTTCGCCAATAACTTTCTGATCTTCGGGATGAGCGCTAATAATTTTTGCTTATCCTTGCTGATACAAAAGAAATCATCCACATATCGGCCATGGTGATTAATTCCATCTGCCTCGATATACCAATCAAGAATGTTGAGGAGGAAATTAGCAAAGATCTGTGCAAAAAGATTGCCGATAGCGATGCCTCGGCCCTCACCATTCGTGAATAACGATTTTGATTTGTCGAGATGGTCCCAATAGCTCGCCGGGCTATGCCGCTCACAATTCTTCTCAGGGCGGTGCAATATGACAACACGACAAAGAAATCTGAGATCCTCCTTATCTGGACCCTCATAGTTTTCAACAATGAACTCATCGATCATGTCTGCCAACATTCTTTTGATGATGCTCATAAAGAAACCTTTTAGATCCAAGCCTAGGATCCAACAATCTTCTGTGTAGTTATTGCTGCACTCGATAATATCTTGCTTAAGGATGTTGATTCCATATAATTGGCCTTTTCCTTTTCTGCAATTAAATGTCCGAGGAGAAAATATTTTCTCGAATAGAGGACTCAATCTTATCGCAATATAATGATGCACGATTCGATCCTCGAATGCCGCTGCAAATACTTCCCGGTATCTTGGTCTAGTCACAACAAAGCATATAGACTTACCGGGGCGGTATGTCCTATCATTGATCCTGTCTCTTAGACAGATCAGCTTTTCCTCATAATTCATTTCATATACGATCGAACTTGCTGAGGTTCTTTTGCTATGCCTACAATCAAAATATGCTCCTAACATACACTCTGTTGTTACCATACTATTATATATTTAATAACTGCGCTAGCTTCCATGATTAATGCTGAAACAGGCCTAACTCTGTTCGTGTTGCTAGCCTTAGTGTTCCAATTGTTCGTATTACCATCGTTGAGGTTGAGATTCCAAGCGTTGGTCGCACTATTCTCGGCCGCAATCTGTGGCATATTGTCTTATTCTTAACCCTAAATGAGGGTACATGCCCCATTTATCACGGAAAACTGCTCGCTCGGTTCTGTCGTAACATACCGATTCTGGCTTGCTCCCTATTATTTAGATAGAGAGTTTTTCCACGCTGTCATTTGTTTACCTATTTTATCTGTTAGCTCAATTATCTCGGCATGGATGCCCATACCTTTTATCCATTTTCTTTCTCCGGCTATTCGGATCAATGTTTTAAGAGTCTCAAACAGGGCCCTAAAATTATCGATGTGCTTGATACGTTCATTCTTATCTCTGGTCATATACGCTGCCGCAAATTCCTGTATTAGAGATACACTTGTGTCTTGCATTCTGCTGCCGATAGTGAATTTATAGTTTCTCGGAATGTTTGGTGTTACATCCAAGACTTTATCAAGCAATCTGCGAGTATCTAAATATATCTGTGTATTTGATACCAATTTCAGTTTCTTTTGCTCCTCTGCCATTATTCAATATACCTAAGTAATTGGTACGGCTTTCGCCGTACCTTTTAAGATTAAAGATTAAAAATTGAAAACTAGATAATAAATGCTGAAACAGGCCTAACTCTGAGCGTGCCGCTAGCCTTAGTGCCCCAATCGCCCGTAAGACCATCGCTGAGGATGAGACGCCAAGCGTTGGTCGCACTACGCTCGGTAGATGTCCAATACCAATCCTGAGCTAATTGTGTAGCACCATTGATGAGAGAGAGGCAATAATTGATCTTCTGCATATTGGCATAGATCATGAACATCTCACCCAATGATGGGAGCCACCATTTACCCGCTGTGAGTCCATTACCATTCGCATTCGCTCTGCTGTAGAGATTACAATATCCAGGAGCATACGATGCTGTGTTGGTAATAGCTGCCGATGTGGAGGCTGCCACCTGTTTAGCTGTTGATGCCTTACCATTCCAATCATTCATGGCGGTTACTCGATCACTTGTTGTCGTACCGCCGCCGCTGATAGCCGCGCTACTCCACCTCAATGAGGCCTCTGTCGGTGCTACTACGAGGATCTTTCCACCCTCAACAACTACAACACCATCCGCGATCTCACCACTACTCTGGAGTGATGACCACTTATGAGGCTTGACCATTAAAGGATAATCATCACTCTTACGATGATACATGATGAAAACACCATCATACATCTGGTTGAGATCGGCTCCTCCCAATAATGCAGTCTTAAGATCATTTAGACTGATGAGAGTCACCTTGCCATTTGGATCCGTCATTGGAAACTTCTGATTCGCATTGATGGTTGTTACCGCCGTCTGTGAACTTAATTTTTTTACTGTTGCCATAATTTTATAGAATTAAAGTTTGTTACCAATTTAAATCTGTCTCTCCATTCCAAAATACACCTCTTCCAATACCGGAAGCACCCGGTACCGGATTTAACCATTCGGGGTTTACATATATACAATTCACAGATGTGCCGCCCCCTAAGCTATGCCAACCGACAATATCGCAAAAATGTACTGTCTGCTTATCATTACCGTTGATAACTCTCCATTCCTTACCATTGTTCATCCCCGAAAAAGCATAATAGTAATCCAACGAAGTGTTAAAAACCACAACGTCGATTGGCAAGCCCGACAGATCATCGGCATCCGACGGACTGTATAGCGGTATGTAATAGAAAGTTTTATTGTCCGATGTTTTGCCCGTTTTAAGACTTACATACGTACCAGATTGATCTGCTCCTTTTGAATACACATACATATATGAACCTTTGACGACTGCCGTAATCTTTTCCCTGTGTCCAAACACTCCACGACAAAGAATGTCACTTGCGTAAAATCGGTTGTTTCGTTGTTTATCGTGTCGGTAACCTTGACTGTACATATCACCATCAAACCACATTCGTCCATCGCTTCCAAAGGTGATATTGCCAACGACTTTGCCGCTATCATCAACACAATCTAGGCTTTTGAAACTTCCACTTACGGCTTTCATCGTTCCACTAAATTCGCTATTGCCCGTAACCTTTATGTTGTTAAAAGTACCGCTATTGCAAGTAACGTTACCGTCTTTCGCCTGAAAGATGATGTTACCTTTATCGTCTTTCATGTCGATGGCTTCCACACCCAAATTCTTAATCAGGGCATAACTTGCCAAAAGTATTTTGGTGGCTATCATTTCAACCTTATCACTCAATACCCAATATTTGCCGGATAAACCGCTGCTACTAATATCATCGGATCTTTTCTTATGAGTCCATACACATTTATAGTAATTACCATCATAATAAACTATATCTACGTATGGTTCATCATCTGCACCCTGATAAAATTGATAGTCTGTCGGTAGGCTAGAAAAGTCCTGTGGACCTCGTAGTGCCGGACCACGGTCTCCCTTTCCCCCCGGAGTACCCGGAATGCCTTGCTGCCCTCTTTCACCGCCCATAATTAAGACGGTAGCTCTTTCTTCCACATTTGTGCCGTTGATTGCCACAATAGTGCCATATAAGCTAACCGAGATATTTTCTTTATCCGTGACAACACCGTTGATTACGATGGTGTCTCCGATCTTCATATCTGAGGCGTTATTGATGCCTGTCCAATTAATCTTTGTGCCAACTTTTCCATACCCTTGCCATTGTGCCTGTGTATAACGGCGCAATTCGGTAACAGCCGTTATTAGGCTGTTACCTTTTTCTCCTCTACGGAGGAATTTTACAATTCTCGTTATTGCGCATCCCATATCTTTAATCTTTAGCTGTCATTGTTATTGATACATCACCTCCGGCCTGTACACAATGCTCTCTCTTAACAGTGCATGAGCTTTTCGCCGTATTGCTATCGGTGTTGAGGATAACACCCGCCGCGTCCTTGATCACAAAATAAAATTGTGTATCGAGGGCTTTGGTTCCTGTTCCTCTCTTGACTACAACAGGAGTGTAAATAACCTGCCCATTACCGCTAGCATCCTCATCGATCGTTTCGTCTTCTGGGACAGGATGAGGATCAATGTCGAAAGGATCCGAGGAGTCCATCACACCCTGAATGTCTTTACCAATTTCTACTCCCGCGAGATTGACGGTCACACGATATTCTCCGTATGTATCGATGTCTGCGGCTGCAACAGTTATCGTTTGAGCTGTTTTGTTCTCTAGGATTGCCCATCCGGATTTTCCCATCTTCTCCCATTGATAAGTGAGATCCTTTGTGATCTCCTCACCGCTCTGACTTGCTACAGCCTTAAGCACACAGGATCCGGATTTATCACGAATGACAAAGTTATTGTTATCACCCGCCTTAATTGTTACACGATAACTTGTGCCTGTTGATTTCTGAATTGGTATGGTGTAGGTAGCTTGGATCTGATCAACCTGTGTACCATAGCTCACAGTACCCACCATCTTTATTGTTGCCGGAGCAAAGCCGGAGGCCTCCACAATGTTCTTGACAATCTTCAAGCCATAGTATAACTGATTTGCACTCGGAGAGATCTTTTTGAACAACCCCGCAAATGTTCCGCTCGATGTATCTCCATTAAACTCAATTTTCTGGCCATTGAAATAATAGAGCACAGCATCGGGTGTTACAATTCCCTCGGCTGATCGGCTCGATGTACACACAAAATTAAGGAGTGGGGTAGTGTTGGCAAAATTAGGATAAATCTTGCTCACTTCACTCTCAGATCCTACCCATTCCTGATAGAGATCTCCATCAGGGCATAAAATCGTAGCTGTATATGTGCCCGCTTTGCTGACGAATTTAATCGTTCTCGTTGCTGATCCACTACTCATGCTCTACCTCCTTTTCTTCTTTATTGGCCTCAGGTTTATCTGTCTGCTTCTCTGTGTTTACAACTTGGCCGTCTTCCTCAGACTCAGAAGAGGATGCCCCGGCCTCCTGTACTCCCTCTGTGGTTTCTGCGGAATTATTATTCCCGGTATCAACCGATGGCTGTGGATCCTCAGTTTCCTGTACTCCCTCTGTGGTCTGCGTGGAATTATCTCCATGCGTGTTAACCGAGTTACCATACACAAATCTAGGATCCTCGGCAATAGGGAGATCTCTTACTACTGTTCCGTCCTGTTCCTCCTTAGCCTCATGCGGCATAAGAGCCAATCCGCCGATCTGTTTTAATGTTTCCGTCAACTGAGTGAGTGGTCCGAAACGTAACATATCAGCTTGCCACAGCAGATAATTTCCATCCTTGACGGTGTTACGATCATTACATAGATTCAAATAATCCGCTACAAGTGGATTAACCTTAATATATCTTGCCATAATTAAAAAGAATTATAAGTTATTTAATCAAAATAATGTTTCCATCTCCATCTACGAATACGGATCCGTCACTATCTGCCCATGCCGCCGTTGGTCCCACATCCTTAAGATCCAATCCATACACCGCTCCAATCCGGGCATCCATGGCCTTAGTCGGTAAATTAGGATTCTGGCCATGGCCAATGAGACTATAACTCAGACTGCCGCTCTGCTTATTTGTTGCTACCATCCATAGAGGCAAAAGTTCTTTTTCCGGATTCGTGATTGATCCTTTTGTATTCCATACAAGCATCTGTGGAGAAATCTTCAACAGACCTGCCTCGATGTTCGTAGGAACCGCAAAATCATATTCGTATTTAGGGAGACGGCGAACGAAACTGAATATCTTTTCCGGGCTTGTGCTGCTTAATACAACTGCGTTCGGATCACCATTCTCCGAATACTTTGCCCGGCATCGAATATACAATTCATTTCCCATGAGACTGCGATCCACAACACAATTAGCTCCATTTTCCGAGACTGCTACGTCATAGTCCATATTATCGGAGCCAATTGCAGACCAATTCCCGCTCCCTCGGTATTTCTCCCAGACAAATTTAACCTTGGCCGAATTTGCTATATCCTTTCCTATTCTCAGATAAGCATTGACCGTCTGTTTGTCCGGATCCATGAATGGATCATACAATGTCTGATCCGCGGCATCAACTTCCACATAAGGAATATATGTTGTCGAGTTCTTGCATTGTACCTGATAGGGCTTAACCAAGTTATGCACTTGTCCATTCCTACTATCTTGGTATGTAGCACGGAAAAGGAGATTGATCGGAATTTGGGGTCTTGCATTCTTCTTCACCTCGATTCGACCCGCCTGTCCTCCGCTGCGAATAATCTTATAATTCGCGTTCGTATCTTCGATGAGCACCTCTTTACCATTGACAATCTCAGCCCAAGTAACATTTGCCAATTCGTGATTGATTCGTCCGGCGGCTAAAATCTCGTCCTTATCCAATCGGCTGACAGTCGGCTGCACTATGAGACTAGATATTGTATAATCCGGTGTAAATGTGTCGGTATCTGCATCATAATTCTGCGAGTCCGGAACACTCCCATCGACAACCATACTGATATTGATCTGTAATGGCTTAAAATTGAAATCAAATCTTTTCGTTCTCATGTTCTACTTTTTTAAAATTCGTAACTAACACTATCGGTTGCAGCTTCCTTTCCATCCCCATCTCGCAATGTGACGGTGGCCGTAAAACGGATTGTTTTAGGCATGTACCCTAGAAAATCCATATCTTCTTTTGTGAGATGGAGACTCTTTCCGGTGTTGGCATGTTTCGTTGCCCATAACAGATCAGATGCCACTCTCTCAACTCCCTCTGCATCCTCGCTGTATCTAGTCCAAGAAATATCCGAGATAAGAATATCATCCGTGATGTCGATGTTATATAACTTGGCCACAATTGTCAATGTCGTATCGATATTATCCGGATCAAATATATCTTCACTCTCCGCGAAATCTACAGAAAAGTCTGGATTACCCTCGATCATAGCCCAATCCGTGTTATTCCATGCCGGGGCGGTCGTTGTGAGGTTCTTGCAACATCTGTACTTGCAGCCATTGTACCATACATCGGATGTTTCATATACCCCGGTGTTCGGATTCTCGGCCTCACAATAATAAAGCTGCCCTTCTTCCCATTTGCCCCGATCCACATAAGTGACAATCGGTTTTCCGGTCCATCGGTTCAGTCTTATTATGTCCATGGTGACAATGCCCGGTATATACATATAATCGAGATTGTCCTTAATCGGCAAAGGATTCCCATTATCATCTAGGATCTCCCGCACAAATTCCGGCAAAGATCCAAAGGTAGCTCCATAATTGGCGTTATCGAGGATCGGCTTTGTCACATCTCTGAGCTTAACGATTCTTCCCTCTGTGCTTGACAGATATATGCAGCTCTGTCTCTTTGTGTCGGTCTGATTACCCCATCGGGCGATCTTCATCATTTCGCATGGAGGATAGTTTTTCCCAGATGGCACATCCTCATCCGGGTACATTACAACCTCGATATAATTGTTCGTAGGATTAACACTATTGACACGAAACCATGATACATAGTATTTTCCGCTTCCGGTGGCCAAAGTATTGATGATTCCTTTCAGCACATTATTCTCGGCTTGCCCTGTGAAATATCCATCCCATTTACTTTTAAGATGGAGCCCATAACAACCATCCCCGAGATCATCGATGCTCTCGATGGTGTCCGCTTCGGTGAGCAATTGGTCTCCCTCAATCGCTGAGAGGCGATTAATGATGAGCTCCACACACTCAAAATAACTGCGCACTCTCAGGCTTTCAACCTCCATGTTACCTTTGGCATCAACACCTGCGCCTTTTCCCGCATACAGGGATTTGACAAATTCTCCAAAATGAGCTCCATCCTTGAATACTGAGAGGGCTATTGATGTCAATCCCTGCTTGAATGTTATATGCCCCTCCGCAATATCGGCCGCAATCTTACTGAGGAATTTATCAAATATCGGGCTTTCTGCATCGAGATCATAGGCTCTATCGGCAAATTTGGATCTATCGGCCAATCCCGCTTTTTCCGCATACTGCGCCTGTTCAGCAAATGTGGCTTTGTCAGCTTTTGCCGCATGTTTCGCCTCATCGACAATCCCCTCAATATATCCGGAGGCGGATCCTCCTGAGTAAGATCCCCTGCCGTTATTGCCCTTTGGCTTTCCTATTTGCTTAATCTCAATCATTTCCTATCTCTTTAATCGTTAACTCAGCAGATCCCTCCATGAGATTTCTGCCGATACCTTGAATATAAAATTCCCGATTCATAGCCAGATGCCTGTAATGAGTGAACAGATCGATAGATCCATTATCCTTAATACTCTGAACCATTAACACCCTTGGCTTGTGATATTCCCGGTAATAACTATCCACATACAGATGTTCTGCCTTATCCTGTACCTTGGCATTATAATCATATATAGAGAGAATACCATCGCCTGTTTGATTATTGAGCAAAGTCGAGAGTTTCACGCCATTGCTAACACCCAATTTTTGGCATTCCGATGATGTCAAAGCGCTGCTGATCTTAAACTCCAAATCGTCTTTTCGGTTAACGAATGATTCTTTCGTGTCACTCATGTAGATCACATCATTATCATCGTTGTTGTTATTGATCAGACCATTGTCACTATATACCTTGACTTCAAAAGACTTTAGCATGATACTGCTTACATGGGCCAATAACGGAATTTCGTTGGTTCCCCATTTGGTATGTCTCCAAAATGATGGATGCCTACGAGTGATTTCACCCCATACGGTATTGACAGGGCCCAATATCATGAATTGTACTCGTCCGCTCACCTTATCGGCCTTTTTGATCGGTATGGCTATTCCCTCAGCATCGATTCCAATTTTATAATCATGGTTGCCTTGCAAAGAATATTCTGTTCCGATTAGCTTATCTCCGATTTTAGGGTCAAAGCCAATATTGAAACATTGCTGATAATATTCCTCATCGCTCTCGCATGACTCCCTCGGCTTATAATCACGCCAGACAAAATCCTGAGGCCAACCATTACCTGTATATGGCACACCTGTGCCCAAATCATTATCTGGAGTCTTCTCCACAACACATTTGCCCCCGATGATCAGCATACAGGCCAACACCGCAACCTTGGATATCTTATCCGAGCTCTCGCCATAGGCGCTGTACTTATACTCATATTCCTGTGGCCCCTCACCGGAGTAGGGGATGAAACCATATTGGGTATTAGGGTCATAGATCTCCTCTGTGTTCGGTCTTTCTGCTTTCCAATACTTTCGAGTGTAATACCGTCCATCTCCGTTATTTCGACTCGGAACAGTTATATGCCATACATATACCGTATTGGGCTTATCAATTTCAAGAGGAGATGCCCATTCTTTCGTATTAAGGGTAAAATATGTATTTGTCATTTTCATCGTTGGATTCAGAATGACCTTGCCCGACAATACGATATAATTGGTTGTCTCATTATCCGATGGAGAGAAGACACCTCCAACCTTATTCCCGGTATATACGGCATAAGGGATTTTGGCCTTGATCGCCGTCTCACTCGGGTATGTCTTGCTCTCGTCATTATCGATTCCGTTGCCATTAACGCTTATGACCAGATAATTGCTCATGTCCACCTTAGACACCGGGGCATTATCATCCTTTGCAGATTCGATCTTGATCTTACCCATTGAGAAGATAGCCCCGCCCAGATGATTGGCCAGATAGTTCGGGAGGGCTTGCTGATTCAACCCATCGGCGGCATATTTGGAGATGAGATCTGTGGATCCTAGGGATCCTACCGGAAAACTCCATTGGCTGTTTCTCATGACTTGGAGGAACCAATTAGTAACAGATCCCGCTCCAAAGTCTGTATTGTCCTCATGGGTCATAGCATAAAATGCCTTATATGCACTTTTGCCCTCTCCGTCTGCTGCATACTCTGTGCAATATTTCTGCATATTAGCATAGGGAGACACCAAAAGATCATCATCCAATGGGCTTTCAATAATGCTGTTCACATCCTCAATCTTGCAAGTGAGCAATAATTGATTGTACACATCTCCGATACTGATTGTGGTGTCCGTTCCATATACATTAGCATTGGAGAAATCTACAATTCGATAGGATTCCGCGGCATTGGCCTTTTTCTTCTTAAGATCATACCAGACGATGGCCTCTCCGGATTTCACCGTTTCCCATGAGAAGAGATAAAACTTGAAACCGTCTTGGGCAATATGGAGATTAAGATATTTGATACATTCCTCCATAACGGCATCCTGTTGCCACACATCGTCCTCCTCATCACCCAAAAACAATAATTCTGATATTGATAGCTGAGATAATATCGAATATCTGTTGCCCGCTTTGCTGTCAATGGCTTTGCTGCCATCATAGAAAAAACTAACTGCGCCTGTACCCAAAATATCGAGAGTGGATGTAATACCATCTAAGATCTCCATAATAATGTCGTAGATACTGCGCTGCTGTGCCTCATTCTTGACGATCGCATAGATCACACCTAGTGATCCAATATTCTTGTATTTGGAGTACTGCAAAGCACTCAATACATCGATACAATTAAGCTCGACCTCATCCAAATACTGAACGAATGACTGAGAAAATGTCTGCGGCTCAATGAACCCTGCAAACACACATCTTTCGCCCTGATACACATTCACGATTGCATTCCGGCATGATGAACAGAAAAATTCCGGGATATACTCACGGCAAAGCAATCGGATTTTCGCACTACTACGTAGCAGATGATCGAATGTATCATTCACCTCATTGGAGATCTCAACAGGATCATCTGCAAACAATACATTCTCAATTCCAATCTCGATTTCTTTGGTACGATCATTATTTGTCACGATGTGAACCGTGATAATGTCATTAACCTCATTTATGAATTTGCCGTGTATGTACATAACCTAGAATTTAAAATTTCTTTCCACTTTTACCCGCCACCTTTTCCTCATTGCGAATGAACTCAACCATTCTCCGGAATTTCGGATTCATGCTAATATCCACATTCACAACAGGAGGCTGCAATGAATTTGCGAGCCCGCCCATATCATAGATAACAGGCTGAATAGATCTATCAGAAAACGATGGCATCTGATAATTTGAGCCATTGACCATATTAAACAGCCGAGTCTGCTGAAACTTATTAAGGATCATTTCTCCGCTGTTCACTCTAGCGAATTTCCTATCACCCGAAACCGATGTGCCACCAATAACACCACCTGTAGCAAAGCCCTGAGCGGATTTGACGGTGGAGATCATAGATACCAATTGAGCCAATCCTGTGGCTGCAAAAGCCACCCATGCCCATGGTCCCATGGATGCCGCCTGTGTGGTGGCCGTAGCATAGCCCGCTGTCATGGTGGCTATTGCCTGTGCTAATGTGCCAGCTATATTGAGCTCTGGGACCTCGATGGCCTCACCCAGACCGGACAGGCTGCTGCCCATGGCCGATATTGCATCACAGGCTCCCTGCATCTTAGTTTTGGCCTTATCAATGTCCTCCGTCTGCACATCGATCGTAACAGGCTTAAGCCCCAACTTATCTAATTCGGCATTGATCTCTTTGATATCCTGTAGAGCTTGATCCTTACCGATCAATCCGATCTCATAATCAGATTGAATGCGACCCGCTTTTGCCTGAGCATTAGAATGACTCTGCCTCTTATCATCATCGCTGCCCACTTTGATATATGTAGGCTCGGCAATGGCGGCAATAGTAACTTTGCCCTTGGTTGCCTCATCGATCTTTGCCTGTATGTCTCTAACCTTTGCCATGGCCTCGACCTTGGCATCTACGGTAACTGCATTATCGAAACCTTTCTGAGCCGTTTGCAGCTCATCCTGTAACTGTTCTAGGGCGGTCTTAACAACCTCCTTATCCGGTTTCTCAACACCGATTCTAATCTTAAGATCCTTAAATTTAGCCTCGATGTCCTCGTATTGCTTTTGCAGATCCTTGGCCAGACTCTCATCACCTGTGGCATTGATCTTCTTTTTCAGATCATCTAATTTTTTCTGATACCAATCAATACTATTCTCAACAGCTTCTTTTTCCTCTACCTTTCCGGTTTTTACCGGAGTGGTTTTACCGCCTCTGCCTCCGGATCCCTCCCCCGGCATTGTAGAGGAATAACCATTGAATTGCTTATAAGATGTGCCCGCATTCTGCTTAACGAGGGCCTCCATCCGTTTCTTGGCATTCTGCTCTTGACGATACAATGCAGTAGCCTGTCTCGAAACAATATCCCTCTGACTTGTGCCCTTGACCTCAACGTCCTGATACATTGGGATGATCTTTCCGTCTCCGGCATCAATCTGCCCAACTGCCTTGCGCCGCGTCTTGTTTTTAGTGCTAAACTTTTTAGTCTTGCCATTGGCATCATGAGTGAGATCATATCGCTTCTGCTGTAGATCCGCTGCCTGATTAGCGAGGCTACGGATTCGGATCTCATTGATCATTTGATTGCAATAGGCCTTGCTGTTGCCTGTCAATGCCGTGTACCATTGAGCCACCGTAGAATAATACCCCATAGCCTCACCATAGGTGCTATTCATCTCAGATACCAATTTCTTCTCCTCGGTCTTGCCTCCCTTAAAATCCTTAAGTTTAGAGATGTTCATATCGAGGGCGGTCTGCACTTCATAGATCTGTTTAGCCTCCTGTGCCCTTGCCGCTTTAGCTGATTCCTCCGCGGATGATAATGCTTTCATCCCCGCTGCTGCATCATCCGATGATGAGGAGAGAGAAGAGATCACTTCTGTTAGTGCATATATGGCGATACCTACACCTGTAGATATTAATAATCCCTTGACTGCCGCCCGCAATGCCTTGACTGCGAATGCCGCTGTGGTTGCACCTACGGCCGTTCCTGTTAGATGCGCCCGGAGTAATCTCAGTGATGCTGAGGCTACGAGTGAGGCGGTTCTGAGTCCGGTAATGGCTCCCGACAACAGACCGACTACGATCTTAGAATTAGCGAAAACTAGCACAGCTCCCTGCATCGCCTTGCCTAGCTTGATAACGGATCCTGTGAGATTTGTAGTCTGGGCAATGAACGAAACGAATGGCAATCCCTGCTGAACGATCTCACCGATCTTTAGCTTGACGGCGGTAAATCTCTGTTCTAGATGCTTCATCTGTCCGGCATCCGTCTTGCCCAATTCGGCATTCATATCGCCCACATTGTCTTTAATGATCTGGGCTAACATGGCGGCTCGTTGGCTCTCCGTGCCATACTCCATAATCTGTTTCTGGGATTCCGTGAAAGTAATACCAACACGCTTAAGCGCCGATGTCTGTCCCATCATCGCCTTACCCATCAGGTTCGCTACGGCGCGACCATCTTCCTCTGAGGCGTTCAATCCCTTTTGCTGTGCGATCAGATTGTTCATCGCCGGGATCAATGTCTCTAGACTTCGTTTCTCATAGAGGAATGTAGCTATCTGTTGGGCTCCTGTCTTCTGAACTACACCTCCGACAACTCCGAGCTTAGACTGAGCGCTGATCACGGCATTGATGCTCTTAACATCATCCTCCGTGGCGTTCATTCTCTGCTTCATCACAGTAGTGAGCTGTGTGTTCGCCTGTTGCACGGCATTGTATGATGTAGTAAGACCCTGCATCACGCCCTGCAATGAAACTACGGCATCAGATACGTTCTGGAACACAGCAATAGCTTGGTTGACACTAATCAGTCCATCACGTAATTTGGCGGCTGAACTTTTAGAGTCATCCATCGCCTTTCTCAGTTTGCCTACGTCTGTAGTAACAACCCCGAGCTGCTCCTTTCCGTCAATCGTTAACTTAATGTTAAATTTTATCTCTTTAGCCATATTTTCACATAAGTAAGTAACTAAATTAAAATATTATTTGTATCTTTGCAGTAGATATAAAACCCTTATCGTATGAAAGTATATTGGAGCAAAACAGCCGTATTGGGATTTATGTTTTTTACAATATCCCTCATTCTGGTTCTATCCTTTAAAGATAGTCTCAGCCACCCATCTTTTGGCATCTATCTGAGTCTGTTCGGCATCTTTCTCTCCGGGATATATGCCTCTCTGCCAAAGATTGAACCCGCAAAGCCAAAGAAAGAAAAGGAGAAAAAAGAGATCAGCGATCTCTATGCTTTCTCTATGCTTTTCTGTTTACTGATTAGTGCCCTTAGCCTCGCTGTTGGCATCATCAGTACAATCCTCGGTAATATGGAGATCAATTATATCTGTGCAGCCATATTCGGCGTATCTTTCACCGCATTCCTTTACGGATCATGGTGGAAAATAACTAACATAGCCTCCAAAGCCAATTGGAGTGAATGGGGATGGATCTAGGATCCCTCCAACTTCTTGCACCATTTTTCAAACACTTCCAAATGTTCTTTCTTGGATAACTGCTTTTTCTTCGCTGTTGCCCCTGTATTGGATTCCCATGGGAACCTAAAAAGATCCTGTGGCTTAAGTGCTTTTTTGGAGTAAGGAGCCACACAATATAACGCTAACATTCGTGTCTGCTCCCATACTTCTTGATGCTCAGTTTCCATCTTTTTGCAATATGCCGAATAGATGTGCCCAAATTCCTCTGGGGACAATCGGCAAAAATCGTCATAAGAAAGACCAATCTCACCTATGGCGATCCCCAAGATTTCATAAATGCCTAACTTTTTTTTTCAGCATCATTCTCAGGATCTTCACCCGGTCCCTCGCTGATAGCTTCCGACCATTGCATCATGTCCTCCGGAGAAATATTATCTGCAAAGCTCATCAGATCCATATCGAACTCGATACCATCCACCTTACAAGCGGATGCCACACAACAGAAGAGATACGTACACATCTCCGACAGATTTTCACCTGCCTCTGTCACTTCTTTACCTGTCAACTTCTTGAAACGGAGCATAGCCCCCATAGAAGACCTACAAGGGCATGCCTTACCGTTGACAAGAATGTTGATAACACCATTTTTTTCTGGCATAACAACTACATTTAAAAACTTAAACCTTAATTATGGAACTAACAAAGAAAAACTTTCTATTGGCCCTCATGTGTGACCTCCGATGTAGTGGCCTTACCCGGATAGGTAGTAGGCTCACCATCGTTCTCCAATGTACCGCTGTATGTAACATCGTCATTGGCCGGAGCTTGCTTTTCAAGAGAGGCGATCACGAATTTACCGACAATCGATGGTGTGGCATCGCCCTCTCGCTCGAATGCCTTAACATCGATGCTGTCACCCTTGCCCCACATTGGAGCGATCTCTGCATGTCCGTTCTCTGTCTCATCATAGAAACAAAGACCCTCAAAGCTGATAGAGATAGACAGACCTGTGACCGTCTTACCTTTCCATTTGCCCGCGCTCTTCTTAGCTGAAGATACAGGCTTAACAGCATGCTCTTTGGTCTCACTATTATAAGTGACCGAGTGACTCGTACAATGGCCGACACATTTTTCACCGACCATCAGGAGCAAATCACTACCATTCACATAACCTTTACTCATATTTCTAAACCTTAATTGTGAATACTAATTGTTGAACATAAGCATCATCCTCATACCCCTCCTCACTTCCGGTTAAATAGCAACTGACGATTCTCTGATCACCCTTAACACCTTTCTTGGTCTCTAGGGCCTCTCTGACCGCCTCAGCTAATTCTATTCCGTCCGAATACTCCTGAGTATAACATACGATTTCTATCTGAACCGTATCTGCCCCGGGATAACCGGATTTTGTAGGAGCCTGATCCAATGATGCTCTACGATAGAGAATGTATGGCAAAACTGCCTTAGAGATGGCTACCGGGAAAATCTTATTTGTCTTAGATTTAACCTCCTTACTAGATATAAGCATATCTCTAATAACGTTGCCAACACTTAACGATGTCTTTGCCATATTACATCAATCCTTGTTTCTTAGCTGCTTTTTCGATGTTGGATTGAAAACTGTCAAAAAGATTATTTTCAACAGATCCCGCAGTCTTCTCCTCAGTCTCAGCCAAAAACCTATATCCGGGCATCTTTCCTGTCTGGTGGCCATCTCGGCGATACTGTCTCACCCTGTTACCCGACCATCGGCTCTTACTGAAAAAAGACGATGTTCTCTTTCCCACATGGCGCAATCTAGTACCATCCTCAGCCCACATCAGGACAGGCTTTTCCAAACTTCTTCGATTCTCATGGATTCCTTTCTTGCCGAATGGCTTGACAGTTACCATGAAACCTAAACCAAATCGGTTCGGGTATGTCCTCACATAGATACCTTTGTCCAAACTCCGTTTGGTTCCCGGTCCTATGGCCTTAGAGTGCAATGTGGACACAGCGACCTTTTTAACCCTGTTTCCCTCTTTTCTCATTGCGCTCCTCATCGCCTTACGTTGTGTCTTAAGATCCAAAGCCTTATACACATCAGCGAATGGTCTTTGCAGATCAACCTCGTTTCCCATCGATTAAGCAATTATTCGTTAACTCTTACACACACCAATGTTTTCATGCCTTTATCCAAGTTAGGGATGATGTTAGTGACGGTGTAGAGATGCCCGCCGATCTGTCTTGCCCGCCAATTCTCCTCAACAGGATGAGCATCCCGGATATTGAACTCTGCCGAATAATCCGAAAAATGCTCTCCAACTTCTTCGCTGCGATTTCCGCTCTGCTTCACCCGCTCGGCATGTACCGTCCGAGTGCTGCGATATTCTGTGTTCTCAGCTCCGTAGTCATTGGAGGAAATGACAGGCTCCAACAGCTCTAACTTATATTTCATTCTTCCCGCTATCATCCACTAACTTTCTAAAAGGTTTGATAAGGGCCTGTAGCGCATCTGGAACAGCGTGCATCTGTACGGTGCTCACGCTCTCACGCTGATTGTACCAATGTGCCGCCAACATCATCATCGCTTGTTTGAGCATTGGAGGGAATTTACCCTCCATCTGCTCCAATTCATCCTTTGATCTATTCGTGGCCTTGATAACTGCGCTCTCGGCCGTCTCCAATAATTCAGTTAAATAATCATCATCATCGGCAAAATCATCAGCCCTAACATGCTTTTTGAAAACATCCAAACTTACTACAGCCATATAGGTGATTATGCCTTAGCGACCTTACCCAACTTGAACGCCTCCTGACGGAGGGTCTTGGTGGCAAAGCCTGTATTGAGCACGAAATCAACACTATCCTGACGAGCCTTAGAGTATGGATCCACAATAAAGCGGATTGTGCCAAACTGACCGAGAGGCTGATAACGCCAATCACCGAGACCGATGTACTCAGTAACATCGATGATACGTACAATATCGCCCTCTGTGCCCCTTGCCGGAACATCAGATGCAGACGTATATGTGGCCTTGATCTTAGCCTCATCGCCATCGGTGAGAGTATAATTACCCCATGCCGATCCGGTGTACTTCTTATATGTGATGGTACGATCACAGATCTGATTGGTTGTGTAAACAGGCAAACCACAAAGCATGTGGTTCTGGACCATAGGGATGAAAATTCCCTTTTCGTTAACCGGAGTGCCCTCCAAGATAGCCTCCAAGCTCTTACTCATCACCCAACACATCATATCGCCATCGATACCTGTGGACAGAACTGCCGCTTTCATCTTTGAATTGAGTTCCTCGAATGTAGGAACCTTAGACAAAGCAACAGCCGAGTCTTTCATGCCTACGAATGGACCCACCAAATTGGTGGCCTTGTTGACCTTAGTAGTGCTAAACAGCACCTTGTTGAGCAACAGACGGATCGCCATAGGCATGATCTTACGGATGATCATCTCCAACACACCATCAGACTGCTCCAATGACTGATTGGTAACAGGAATGGCAATACCGACACGATCCGGATTAGCTTGCATCTTAGAGAATGGGATCTTTCGATCTGAGAGAGCTGCGCCCTCACCCGCGATCTCGGCCTCAACCATCTCATACATTGGCCATACAAAATCACCGGACAGACCTGTAGGCATTGGCAAACCGACCTTATCGAGGATAAATCCCTCCTGAAGAGGCTCCAAGATGTCCTGAATATTGAGAGGAACGATATTGCCCTTGGCAATATCGGACACCATCATCATGTCTCTAACCATAATGATCTCTGTCTTCTGGTGGTTCTTGGCGTTCTCACGCAAGATCTTAACAGCATCATTCATGGCATCCGGATGCTCACGCAAATGTTCTGCTGTGGCGATCTGCATTCTCATCTGGAGCATCTGATTATCGCGAGACAGGGCCGAAAACTCCTTGTTTTCCTCCTCGTTTCGCTCTCGATTCTCCTTTTGACACACATCCAAAATCTCTTGGATGCGATCGCAATTAGACTGATACGTATCAATCAGCTCGCGAAAATTTACTTTCTTTTTGTGCATAACTTATAACAATTAAATAATACTTTTATTTGCAGCTATCTGCATTTCCCGCAATTGCTCCAAAACTTTTTTATTCTCCTCTTCCGTCTTAGGCTTCGGATTCTTGCTCTCTCGCTCTTCCTTTTCGAGCTCTTTGGCAAACTCCCTAGCCTCAACACTCGTGTCCGGATAGGCCGGATCGATGGCTAACGTGAAATCATAGATTCCTGTCATACCCTTGACACGATATTCGATCATCGACACACCATTTACAACTGTGGCTGTACGCTCGACAAAATCACGATCCCAATAATGGGTGGTGAATGCAAAACTGCATCCGGAAATATCGCCTCTCTTGACTAGCTCCAAAGCCTTGTCTCCATCTGCTGTGTGAGGAGCCTCAAACTCAAAAGCCACTCCCTTATCATCAATAGAGTAGGAGAGTGTTCCCGCACCCTTGTTGCTTCTGGCCAAGATGAGCTGTCGATCATGGAACATAGTCATTTTGATGTCCTGCGTTTTCAACAGATCTTCTGTAACTGCGCTCGGATCAATGACCTCTCTTGCCTCACTCTCATCATCACTCCACAAAGGTTCTGACGGAACATTGAACAAAATGGCATATCCTACAATTGTGCGGCTAGGAGCCTCACCCTCCGCTGATTCTCTCACTCTCAACTCTGTGGGAGTATAAAGAGATCGGCGGATCACTTTATCTTTATTCTCCTGTTTCATCTTCGTTTTCCTTTTTATTATTATCGGATTTGATATTATTGGCAACCTTGGATTCATCCATGATGTCTCTGAGATTGGCCGAAACCAAAACCTTATCTCCACCCTCGATCGGGAGCTTGTTTTCCTCTTTACGCCAATCATTGACTGTGTAGATTCCGGCGGCGATCGTGGCTGCCTGATATTTCACCCGGCTGTCTAGATCACAGGCATAGAGGCCTCGGCGATCAAACTGAAACTTTCGTTTGCAGCATAGAGATGGAGCCACCAACTTTCTCAAAAACTCATTCTCGATGTTTCGCAAAATAGGATTCAATGTGTTGGACAGGAATGCCACATTTGCCATCTCGGCCGATTTGTAGTTATTGCTCGTATCATCGAAAACGAATGATGGATGAACACCAAAGAAACGGCAAATGTCTCGAACCGTAAATTTCCGACTCTCCAAAAACTGCATATCAGTAGATGATAGAGAGATCTGTTTGAAATCAACCTGCCCCGGCAAACTGACGATTCTGTCTCCATTACGGAATTTACCATCAATACTGCCCGCCGTCTTTTCCAATTCCTTGTCCTGATACTCACCGAAACCTGTCACCGATTTGTCGTTGCTGACAATGCCTCTCACGGTTCCACCATTGACAAATCGGCTGTAGGTTTCTCGATCGCCGGACAGGGCAATGTTCAATGTTAGCCGGGCATACGATAAAACGCTGAGGCCTGACTTACCATTGAGGGTATGAAACTTGATGTGCAATATCTCATCCTCATCATACGATCCATACACACCATTAACCGGATCCGAGACCGTGTATATATCATTATAGATGTCGTGGCTTACTGTTCCGCGCCCACAAAGCACCAATCTATCCACCTCCATGGAGACGGTATTATAGATTGGCACAATGTACGCATTTCCCTCTAACAAAACATTTTCCACAACTTCTTTCCAAAAGTCAAAAGCACTTTTTGTGCTATCTGGCTGCACCGACAGGAGATAATGCAATCGGCTGTTGGTGTCTTCGACAAAGATTCCATCCTTGATCCTCATATAGAGCATCGGGAGATTTGCCACTCCCTCGCTGAGGAATTTAACGCATCTGTAGGCTGTTGCAACAGACAGGGCGGTGTTGGTTGTACCGCTCCATGTGAAAAAGTCCGTGTAATCACCTCCCATACGAGGGGACAATGGAGATTCAGACCCCGCCGGAGTGGGGTCCGCTTCTGCACTTCGCTTGAATATGTTTATAAAATCAGTCCAAAATCCCATTATCTTGTATTTTTGCTTGCAAAGATACAAAAAATAATAATTCGCTCAAAATCAGAGTTTTAGCTACATTTTGCTACATTTGGGAACATTTTGAAACATAAAGAAACATTGTGATACAACGGGAGCACATTTTTCTAATTTTGTGCATCGAAAAAATGCGGAAATAGAAGATATTTAATATTATTTATACTTTCCATTTCCGCAAATATACTATCTTTCGTAGGAACTCATCAATCCTATACACATAAGAGTAGTGATTACTCCATCAATTTTCATGTACTGAGAGTACTTTATCGGCTTTTTATTCTCCAGATGATCCTCATCCAACACACAATTGGTCAAACAGAACACATTGATCGGATTATCATTCATTATGATCTTAGGAGGATTCTCATAAGCTAGCATCTCAAACGACTCCACCGGGAGATTGAAACTGCCGTATGTCTGACTATATGGAGTGAGGGCATTCTTACCTCCGAGAGAGGAGAGGATGTTTACTAGGTCCCGGCTCTTGTATTGGTCATACCCAATTCGGATGATGTTCAAAATCTTGGCTCTCGACAAAATATCATTGGCTATCATCTTCACATCGACCTTATCACCCTTACAGAATTTGAGATACCCCATTTTATGCCATTCCTGATATAACTGTTCATTCGGATGCCCTCCCAGAGCGCCCTCCGGAAAATAATAATCCGTATAAGCATAAAAGCATTTATTGAATGAGGCATAAAGCAAATATGTCACGGCGCTGAAATCATCATGCACAGACAGGTCAAAAGATACGGCACATTCCGGTCTTCCCTGTACGGTGTCGATATTAAAGCCCCTGCATAATTCCTTTGCCTTTTCACGGCCAAACCATCTCTTTTGCTCATTGATCGCAAAGATATTAAGCAACTTGGTCCGGAATGCCATCATATTCTCGGCCGACTTCAAAGCCTCCCTGTACTGCCATTCATAATAATCCGGCTGCACCGTCACACCCAGATGAGGCTGCACTTTGCTCCATGTACGCGGATCAGCCTCCTCATCATCCACATCTGGCATGAACAGGGCGGCAAACGTGGTATCATCCTCCAACTCCTCCCGGAGGATCTTCTTAACACCCACCAACTCCTGTGCAAATGGACCATCCACCACATCGCTCGCCGTGGTGATGATGATAGTGAGAGGCTCCTTTCTCGGACCCATGGATGTCGTGAGCACGTTCTTAAGATCCGCTCCGTTTTTCCCGGCCGTGTTCCTCGCTTGGGCATACTCATCCATAATCACCAATGATGCAAACAGACCATCCTTAGTCCGGGCATTCGCCGTCAAACATTGGATGAGGCTGTTTCTCCCTCGGTCCTTGAACGTGATCTTCTCTCGATTGACCCGGAAATGTTTCTCCCTAGGATCCATGTCGAGCATGATGTTACGGATCTCATCGAAACAGATCTTTGCCTGATCATAGCTATTCGCGCCCACATACGCCTCGGCATTGTTATCCCCGAGCAACATGTCATAGACTGCGAGGGCCGCACAGGATGTGGTCTTGCTGTACTTACGAGGAACAAATAAATATGCCGTTCGGATCAGTCTGCGACCGTCCGACTTCCGGGCAAAGCCATAGATGTTCCCAAATTGAAAAGCCTGTACCGGAGTCAACTTATATCGTCTGCGTCCATTGATGCCGCTAAATCTCAGCATCTCATAAAACTTGAAAAACAGTTTCACCCGCTTCGGCTTCCAATCATTCCTATCGAGCATCTTGAAAAAACGGAGGATGGCCAATAGCTCATATAGGTTATGCTCCTCCGGATGATCGATGTTATTAAACACATAATCGCCTATACGCTTGTCTGTATCTACAAGCGCATAAGCGTATCTTTTGGCATAGAGATCTCTATTGCTCTGCAACTCCTCGACCACTCTTGCCTTGTATCGTCTCCACTTTACTTTTTCCTCTTCCTGCATTAGCTATCGTCTCTAAATTCACTCATTAAACTAGTAAAACTGTCCTCCTCAGATTTACGCTCCTTACCCTCCGTATTCATGCCGAGTGCTTGGAGTGCCTTTTGACTCTGCCGGAGGAGATCTAAATAAAGTTTCTCCTGAGGATTGGTGCTTAGGCGCTCATTACCCTCTCTCGAATACTCCACATTGACAACCTTGTGACCCTCTGAAAAGATCTCATCAGCTAGGATCTCTGTACGTACCAATAACTGAGCTGTGATCTCCACCTGATAGGTGAGCTCGGCCGCATATTTGCCCTGCTTCTTCAACAGCTTGATAATATAATTCTTTTTACTCTTGATACGATTCTCGATACGTTTGTTATTTTTCTCCGATGGAGTAGGAACAGGACCGGGCAACATGGCAATGGCATCTGTGGCAACAGGATCTTTATGATCCTCCTCCTTTGGCTGTGCCTTGTCGCTATAGCCTCGTTTCTTGCCCTTGGTCTTAAGATAAAAGATCGTAGCTGTCGTGTCCCCGGCATTGATCAGATCGAGCAACTTATTCTCCACCCAATCCACCTGAGTCTCCAACACTTCATCTACGGCCTCTCTAAACACCTCATCCGACTTTCTCCAATTGTAGTAAGTCTGTCGGCTGATTCCTACGGCCTCACACGCCAAATAAATGATTCCCTTAGCATTGGTTAGGGCATCCACAAATTTATTTTTTCTTTCGTCTTTCATGCTCTGTGCTATTTTACAAATGAACGGATGCCGTCAAAATACTCTTTATAGAACTCATACATGACCCGATCGATGGTGATACTGCCCTGTTCTGTTCTCGGATTGGTATTGATGTTCGCACTCGTCTGAATGCCGAAATAGAAATCATCCTCCACATTACACCCGGCATAAATCTTACTGTGATTCTTGAAAATCACTGCCCGGCCGACCTCCGGATGCTCCCTGTAGAACTGCTGAACCATCGACCACTCGATCTTATAGCTGCCGGGAAAAATCTCCCCCAGATACATGTCGATCTTTTTAATACGGCCCTCTTCATGCCATTGCTGCACCTGCAAAATGTCTTCTGCACCCATACACCATGTCGATAACAGCAGATGATCCAGATTGTGCTGATTGAGCACAACTTTGAGATAGGATAGGCTATCCACATCACCCGCCGTGATAAAATTGTATGTAGTACCTTTTTGGAGGCGTACATACTCCATAGCCTCCAACATCTTGATCTCGCTGAATGCCCGGCGGTATTCATACCGCTGAGACAACTCCGTACATGCCTTGGTTCTCCGATGAGCACGTTTTGCCCCGACCACTTTCTCGGCATCCTCCTCAGGATCCCCGACAATCAGATCCGCCTCCTCGACTTGGGAGACAGATACCGGGGATCCCCCGAACTTGCCAAAATTTATAGTGCCATCACCAAATTTCGCCATAACTCTAATTTTTATAAGTCAATATCGTAAACAGCCAGATGGGGCTCCAAAATCCATAGATCCCCCACAGGCCGAAAAAATTACTCTCGCGTGGAAATAGGGATAGGCGGGGTTTAACCGACACCCACCCCCATTAAAAAACATGGCCCCCGCTTTCAGTCTGCTGATCTGCCGAGGAACCTCTCTGCAAATTTCTGCAACTGCACCTTTGCCTTGTTTTTTGCCTGTACTTTCCCACATCTGCCCATTTCCACATGTGTCTGCACATGGCAATCGTGACACAGGGATCTCAGATTAAAGTAGTCATACATCAGTCTCTCCTTATCCTGTCGGGTCAATCCCATCTCTACAGGATGAACATGATGAACCTCCGTGGCTGCTGTCACTTTGCCCATCTGTTCACATCTCTCACACAATGGATAATCAGACAATTTATCTCGTCTCAGCTTTAACCATCTCGATGTATGGATCATTCTCTTATAGTCCTTATCCTTAGCCATATTAGTATTCGTCTTTGATTGTTATTGTCGTGTTGTACTTTCTCAACAGGAAATTGAGACTGTCCATCAGGCTCTGCTGCACTCCGGTCTTGCCATCAAGCGCCGCATCAGCTCTCTCATCCACCGTGTTCGCACAGATCAGTTTATACACCTGCACCGGATATTGCTGTCCCTGTCTGTGCAATCGGGCGTTGGCCTGTTGGTACAATTCCAGATTCCATCCTGTACCAAACCATACGATGTAATGTCCTCCCTGCTGCATGTTCAATCCAAAAGCTGTACTCATAGGATGAGCCAACAGCACATCGATCTCATGGTTGTTCCATGCCTTAAGCTCTTTCTCACCATCATAGGATCTGACGTTATATCCTTTGAGCTTCTTCTTGATCCTGTCGATGTCATGCTTGAACTGATAGAAGACCAGAACGCCGCTGCCATTCGCCGCCTCAACAATCTCGGCCAACTTGTCTAGCTTCTCATTGTGGATCTCATGCACATCCCTGTCCTCATCATAGATGGCTCCGTTGGCAAACTGAGATAGCTTATTCATCAGACCCGCTGCACTATTGGCTAGGATGTTTGCACTCTCGCCTGTATGCAGCTCCGTAAACTCCAACACCTTTTCCTTTTCAAACTTGGAATATTCTGCCATCGTCTTCTCGGACAGATAGACCTTTGTGGAATGAACGATCATATCAGGCAATTGGAGATAATCCTTTGCTTGCATAGACAGACAAATGTCTGAGATCTTCTCCCTGATCACATCCTCAGCTCCCTTTTTCACATCACACCTTACGATGATGTTATTCCACTTGTGCGTCTCAAAGTAGGCGTTTCTGTACTTGGAAACAGATTTGCCCAACCGCTCACCCATATCGATGCAGTACATCTGTGCCCACAGATCGATGAGGCCATTCGGGGCCGGGGTTCCGGTGAGGCCGATCACTCTCTTGACGGATGCCGTTGCCGCTTTCATGGCCTTGAACCTTTCACTCTTCGATGATTTGAATGACGTAAGCTCATCGATAACCAAAGCATCAAAAGGTAGCTCTCCGCCATATTTGCCAAACAACCAGACGAAACTGTCTCTGCCTATCACATAGATGTCGGCCTTGGATGCCAAAGCTAGATTTCTCTGCTTTTCCGTACCCATCACCTTGGCCACCTTAAGGCCCCTCAGGTGATCCCATTTCTCAGCCTCCGTTGTCCATGTGGTCTCGGCCACTTTCTTGGGAGCCACAACCAATGTACGGCTCACTTCACATTCATCCATCAGCTCCTGTAGTGCTGTGAGAGTGCTCACCGTCTTACCTAGTCCCATGTCGAGGAACAATCCACATCTGGGATGATCCAAAATCCATTGCATGGCTTCCCGCTGATATTCGTATGGCTTATATCTCATCGTCCCTCCTCCTTTCCCGCTGATCCCGCTGATCCCTCGGATAGTTTGGCCGCCTCAATGAGGCATCCCCATATCGTCACCATCTGATCGATCTTAGGTTTGGAGTCCAACACTATAACATGATGCCCGAGATCCTTAAGCTCCTCATGTCTCAACACCTGTATCTTAGTAGGCTTCTTGCCTCTGCTCTTCAATTCCACCCATACCGTCACGCCAAATGGGAGGATTGCCACCCTGTCGGGATAGCCCACCATGTTGGCATTTGAGTACTTAAGACAGATGCCTCCCATGGCTCTTACCTGTTTTACCAAGTATTTTTCGATCTCTTTCTCCGAAACTTCGGAATAATGAACTATATTTTCTACGCTCTTTTTCATAATTGTAACTGTCAACTTAAAGATTTATACTTTATACGTATATTGTGTTATATATCTATTTTTATTCCTATATTCCTATTTTTACTATTGTTCCACTTATTCTTCTTCTTTATATACTTTTTATATTATTTTAGTTGACAAATATATAAGTATATGAATAATAGGGATTTAACTAGTGTTTAAATTGTCAACTAACAATGTCAACGAAATTGCTCGGTTGACAAATTTCCCCGAGTCCTTTGAATATTTTAACCTTTAGGTGTCAACTGAGATAAATGTCAACAAACAGATATTGCACATTGACCCATTACTAAATATCGTCCTCCTCATTCTTTTCCTTGGTATGCTCTGATATACGTCTGTAGGCTCTCTGACGGCCATACAAAGCCGCTGCATGCCGGGATGCACTCACTCTTTCCCAATCCTCGAACTCATCCATGATCTTACATACCTTTCTGGCCAAATACTTGTATTCCTTATCTCCCATGTCCCTGCCTAGCTGTTCACAAATGAACTCTGCCGCACAGACCTTGGTACGCACAACGGTCCCGATAGGCTCCAAAGGATCCGGGTTCTTGATGTAGGCTCTACGGCGTGCGATGTCGTATGTGTTCCAATCTGCCGGGAGCTTCATATCCACAAAGCCCCGAACGAGAGATACCATCGGATCATCAGCATCATCATTGAATGTGGCCTGTCTCTCCCTTGCCTCCTTTTCCAATTCGGGGCTCAGATAGAGAGGCTCATGTTCCTTGTAACGCTGCACAGCCTCAGCCCATATCTGATTTCTGTCACGGATCAGCACCTCTCGGGGATCCGGGTATTTCCTCAGATCGGCATCAACGCTCATGACCCAAAATCGGCGGTTTCCGGTGTCACCTTTCAGAAAATATCGCTCATTCGTGGTTCCACAGAATACGCATTGTCTCGGATGGGCCTCCACAACTTCACCATACGCCGGGCGGTACATATCATTCTGTCGGCTAATATATGCTTTCACCTGTTCCACATCCGATCTCTTGATTCCACCAAGCTCAGGGAGCTCAATGACCCATCCGCTTCTGGCCTGTTCCATGCCCGCTTTTCCCTCCATGGTCATGAGGCTGTCGCTGAACCATTCGCCACCCATGACCGAGAAGAGAGTGGATTTACCGATTCCCTCAGCTCCGGCGATGATCAGGCAATAGTCATATTTGCATCCGGGATTCATCACTCTGGCCACCGCCGCCGTAAAATGCTTACGTGTCATGGCCCGGTTGAGCTCGTTATCCTCCGCACCTATATAATCGATGATTAGTCTGTCCAAGCGAGGAACACCGTCCCATTCGAGGCTGTCCAGATACTCACGGATCGGATGGCATCTGTACTTAGTAAAGATCGCCTGTGTGGCATCCTTGATCTTATCCTTTCCGCTGATACCATAGACCGTATCGAGATATACCCTCAGATTGGCCGGATCCGTGTTCTCCCATCTCTTTGCCTCCTTTCTCCATGGCAATCCACCATTGATAAGTACAAAGCCACTGAACAGATCATTCTTGAACCTGCCCGCCAAATGAGGATCATTGTCCATGATGGTAATGATGTTCCTGAGGGATGGCTTAATCTGTCCTCTGCGATCATAGTCCAGATCACCCATCCACTCGGTATTTTCCTCTTCCTCGGTAACTGCGCTCTCCCCGGCATCCTCTAGGTCGAGATCAGCGAAATCACTAATAGCCTCAGCCTTTTTCTCCTTTGTGATGAGCATCTTTACTTTCTTGTCGGCCGCAACAAAGTCCTGCATCTTAAGATACGATGGCTTTTTGGTTACGTCCGTCTGTCTAGATCCCTCATCCTCCACACCGAATTTATGGATTCTCAGGAGATCAAAAGCATTGCATAACTGTCTGCTTGCCGGGTCCGTCTCATGATGGCTGTAGGCAAAGCGATCATCATAGCATACCAGACCGCCCGCCACCGTACCGAGTCTGTATGTGTATCTACCATCGATCGCCGTCTTGTCATATACATCAGACAGGAACGTGTCAATCGCCTCCTCGATAGTGTATGCACGGCAGAACGCCCCGATGAGTCCCGGCTTTTCCAAAGGATCACCCGCTTTCTTGATCTCATGGGTAATGATGTCGTTCTCTCTGTTGGATAGAGGCCATGTAGATACATCCTTGTAATTAACATACTCGCTTAAGATCTCATCAGCATCACAGGCCGGACCATCTTGGCATTGGAAAACAAAGTCTCCGTCCTTACTAGTGGATGGCCAATAGAAGAGTCTCGGGAGCTGATAGGTGGTCACATCAAACAGATCGATGCCCAAAGCCTCAGCGATCTTTCTACAGATCGGTTCATACTCCGTTGGCTTCACCTGTCTGTTGAATGGGAATACCAGACGGTATCGTGGTTTATCCTTGGTATGCTTATGGGTGGAGTAGAGGATGGCGGCAAAATCAAACTGCATCGTAAACTCATCCCACAGATCTGCTGTACCATAGTCAATGTCGAGAGTCGCAACACTACGCCACATCACATTGGCCGTCTTGCGAGTGCCACCGCTCAGGTAGCCACCCACAAAACCGCCAACATCCTTGATGTCGCTCTGTTCGTCTCTCGGCATCTTCTCATATTCCTTGACAGTCTCACTAGTGTATTTGGTGCTGCTGCATTTCTCAACCAATGAGCTCCATTTGCACCTTTTGTTCTTCCACTTCTTGGATAAACGGCTGTGAGCTGTAGCGATGTCTATTTCAAAATCATTTATGAGTTTCATTATTCTTAATTTTAATGAGGGCTTTATTCTTTGTGATAAACACTCTCTCGGCATCAAAATGCAAAGTCATAAGAGCTACGAAATGATTACGGTGCTGAGGCTCATGATAGATCTTGATCAGTCTCTTGCCCTTGCACCATATTGAGACACTCGCTTTGCATGGTGTCAATGTCTTGTCCATGAGATCATAAAACTTAAGCAGATCTCTCGAATGGATAATAAACTCTGTTACACTCGTTAAATCATTCTCTTTCATAACTCCGGGATCCAAATTTTATAATATCTCCAATCGATGCACCCTGCACATTCACCACATACCCGGTTCCCAGATACTTGGCATTCTCCATGCTCGGGATCATTGATTTCTGCTTGATAGGATAAACATGTTTTGCACAGGGTTATTCTCATACGACAAAAGATATTAAAGCACGGCTTTCGCTGTGCTAAAGATTAAAAACTAAAATATTAAGGGCTAAAAAATAAATGCCGACACTGCCCTAACTCTGCTCGTGCCGCCGGCCTTAGTGGTCCAACCGCACGTAATACCGTCGATGAGGCACAGACCCCACGCGGTGGTCGCATCGCGCTCGGTAGAAGTCCAATACCAACGGTCTTGCAGTTTATCGCCCTTGGCAAACTCTAAAGCTGCATTGATAGCCTTTTTGTTGATAAAGATACGGTACAACTCGCCTAAAGATGGTATGTACGAATTATCGGCTAACTTTATCTGTGGATTCAGGATGCTACGCAAATGGTTTGTGTTTCTTGCTCCGTCCATGTCTGCTACAGCATCGTCGTACTTGTCTATATAATAATCTTGGTCGGATTTTAGATCGCTATTGCTCATCGTGGTTAGCGTGATACCATCGCCGTTAGCCTCATCGTGCAAAGCTATCTTAATGCCAAAGCTACCCATCTTCAAACCGATAGCCACTACCTCGCTATCCATGTTATCGTCTTTAGTGTACTCCAGTTCAAACAAAGTTGCTTTGCCGTCGGCGTGTACCAAATAGATGCCGTCCTCCATATTGCCGGATTTTGGTAACTGCGCCTGTTTGGTTTTTTCCCACTCTCTAAACGCTTTCATTTCCTCGGCGCTACTGAAAAGTAACATATCGGCTTGTTCTTTTGTTAAACGGAATTTGCCTGTGATAAATTCTTCTGCTTCTATTGCATCTTTGGTACTTCCACACCATTGCAATAAATCAAAACGGAATTGTTCTTTATCCGATAAACAATTATATTTCTGTATCTCCATTTTTGTATATGCTTTATATTGTTTAACTAATCTTCTTTATACCATGCCCACGCCGCAAATTTCGCATCTGCCACTATCTCATCAGTAATAAACGGCTCAATCTGGCCTGCGTACGCCCACATGATAGGTAACTGTGTTTCCTGGGTTTCGGTTTTCCCCCAATCACATTCAGCCGGAACGACGTTACCATGATGGAACGTCATTAATCGGCAAAGCGGATATTTTCGTTTGCCAACTTTGAAAAGTAGATATATTGGCACATTCTTTTTAGGGGCCTCGGTCGCCTTATGCCATTCTACTTTGATTTCTATTGTCTTGCTTTTTGCCATATTGCTGTATTGTTTAATCTTTTAGATAATATGGGGTGGTATACCCTGCACCTTTGAGCGGCAAATCTTTGCACCACGGTATAGGCTCACTAAACAAAGCCTCAACCATCTGTAACGTCTGGTCTTTCGTAGCCTCAACGATGATCTCATCGTGTATATGGAAAACTACGTTTAACCCTCGCTGTTCGGCTCTAAGTATAACATAACCCAATATGTCACGTGCCGTAGCCTGTACGATGTTCTCGGTTAGCTTACCGCCGTAGGTTCTCAACTTTCCCCACTTCTTCGTTTTTTGGTCCAATCCCTCATACTCGATGATAGGATGATCGCCTCTCCAACCATCATCTTTTTCTACACCGACCTCGGCTCTCGGATAGCAGATGGTTCGACCGCTCGGTAGCTTGATGCAAAGCATTCCCCATTTCTTGGAGATCTCGATGCCTCTGTTGACTACTACGGTGTTCCCGGTCTGTATGGCTGAGATTGCCGCTTTCTCTACGTTCTCCCACAGCTTCACAATATGAGGATTACTATTTCTCCACATCTTGACAATGGATTTTTCCTCATCCTGTGTTAAACCTAGCTTGGCTCCTCCCATGGCTTCGAGTGCTGCTACTCCTCCACCATAGCCGAGGCCTAATACTGCCACCTTGCCTTTCGGTCTGAGATCGGCGTTTTCGCCATGTTTCTCCACCTTGCAGTTAAACATCTTACTCGCGGTCTCACAATAGATGTCTTTTCCGTGTTTGAACGCATCGATCACCCATCTCTCACCCGCTACCCAAGCGATAACTCTCGCCTCGATCGCCGAGAAATCGCATACATGGAAAATACATCCGGGCTTTGCGATGAACGCTGTGCGGATCAATTCACTCAGTACTTGGGTCACATTCGAGTAATTCATCTCGAACTCATCCAAATCACCCTGCTTGACCAGATTCCGGGCATAGTCGAGATCAGTCAGATGATTCTGAGGGAGATTCTGTAACTGAACCAATCGACCCGCCCATCGGCCTGTTCGGGCGGCTCCACAGAATTGGAGGAGTCCATGAACTCTGCCATCCTTGCACATACATTCCTGTATGGCATTATATTTCTTGTTGCTCGTCTTGGCCATCTCCTTACGTAGCTTCAACACCTTCTGAGCTCTTGGCCAGAACATCAACTGCTGATCTAGATCCTCCATATCCTTTTTATTGAGGCTCTCGATGCTGAGTCCTGTCACTTTGTTCAGATAGATCTTAAGCTGCGCCGGGCTGTTTGGATTATCCATTCCGGTGAGCTCCTTAGCCTGTGCCAACAACTCATCTTTGTACTCGGCATCAAATCTCGCTGCATTGTTGACCAATACCTGATCGACCAATACTCCTCTGTCGTTGATCTCCTGATCAGCCACATAGAGATCCTCATCAAACTTGGGGACCTCCAGACGGCGAACCTTTTTGAGGATCGCTTGCTCTACGTCCACATCACGGATGTTGTACTTGACAAAGGTGGCCCATTTCTCAGGATCGGATTCCGGGTGATGCCGGATCATTCTCAACATACCCTGTTTCTTGACCTTGTTAGGGCATGAGAAATAACGGATGAGGGCTTTACCCTCACTCATCTTTCGATCCTCCAACTTAAGCACCTCACCACATTGGGCGAGGGATAACGGCAATCCCATTCTAGCTGCCCGCACCATGGTGCATTTCCATTGTGCCGGATCCATCGGTTTGTCCATGCCCAGATACTTTGAGATACAAAGTCTCTCGAATGTAGCGTTAAATGCTGTCTTGGTAACTTCGGGATCGGTCAATGCAGCCCGGATTTCCGGAGGCAATTCCTCACCACAGGCCAATTGGACACACTTAGCGGGAGCACCATCTATGGAGTAGGCGAACAACAAAATCGTAAAATCCTCTGCTTCGATGTACTTATATACTCCTCCCGTAGTAAGATCGTTACTGCTGTAGGTCTCAATGTCAATTCCTAATTCTTTCATGTCTTGTTTTGTTAGAGATCACCGTGGGCTTTGGGGCCGTAGCACCGCTGCCTCACGGCTTTATTATCGATGAAAAGACTATTCTACAGATCGTCATCATCCTCATCGTCAAACTGAGGAATGTCGGCGAAATCTGTCTCAGCAGAAACACGGCCGCCCAAGTGCTCATCGTCCTTGAACTTCATGATGTTATTCAGACCGCACGCGATGCCCTTTTTACCGTTCACATCGTAGCCATAGAACGTAACACTCATGATGGCCCAACAACCGCTGTAAACCTCCTCCTCGTCCATGATAGGCACGCGCTTCTTATCACAGATGCCCGGGCGGGTCTTGGCCTTGGCGTTGATGTAGAAATGATTCTCATAGATGCCATCATCGTCATTGTCCTTTTCGTCACCATCGTGCATTGGGAGCTCCAATTTCTTAGGCTCCTTACCGCCGAACTTGGAAACGATCGCCTGTTGCTTTGCAGTCTCGATCGCCTTGTTGATGGCCTCGATGGTCTTTTTCTCCGTCTTAGGGATGAGGAGATTAGTCATGTACTTTGGCTCACTCTTGCCATCCTTAGGGGCGTATGGCTCGAAAACGTGTGTATAACTGAGGCGCACAGGGCCGATTACTACTTTTGTCTCTTTTACAATTGGATCAATCATAATTATATATTTTTAAAAAGTTTATTATTTACTATTATTCGATGTTTACATCCTTGAAATCATCCACCATCGGATTGAGGGCTTGTCTCTTATCCTCCTCTGGGACCAATGTCGGTTTTCCATCCGGCTTAAAGATGTGATCAGCGCAAAGTGTTGAAAATTTCTTTTTGCCAACTAACTTCTCCAAATCTGTGATGCTCTTAAGCTCTGTCGGCTTGGTGATCATATCCTTGGCATAGCCCGCCTTTTCGAGGAGATCGATAACGGCATTGGCATCTGTGATCTTACGGATGGATCTGCCCGCTACCAACTTGTAGCCCACATACTGAGTGCCCGCTAGGGCTTGCTGCAAAGTGTACTCCTCAACACTCGACAACCATGTCTTGACTACCGGGATGAGAGGCAAAATGTGTTCTGCCATATCCTCCGGCTTGATCAATGTAGGATCGGGATGCTTCTTAACAATGTCTGTGCATTGCTCTGCGAGTGCTCTGCATCGGCCATTGACCTTGCAGAACTGACACCATTTTCCCGGCATCTGTCTGCCGTTTCCGCTGAATGCTTCCTTTGCCTTAGGCTGCAAAATATCTACAGTCCAATTCAACAAATCCGGGATGGTCATTTCATATTCGCTGAGATTGTCGATTCTCGGCTGTATGATGGTCATTCGGATATTCTCGATCTTGTAGTCAAAGCTAAAAGCATCATAGGCTCCAAGGGCATAGATCTTCATCTGAGGATTCTCAATGGCTGAGACTTTCACTCCTTTGCCATATTTGAGATCGATCACCTCCATCAAGCCATCGGCGATGATCACCACATCCGATGTGCCGAATGCTTCTGGAACGTAGTGAGAGAAATCCAATTTCACCTCTACGAGCAATTTGGCATCCTTGGTTCTCTGCTTTGCTGCATTGAACTTCTCTAGTACAATCGATACATAGGCATCGGTGTACTCTTCCATCTCGCCACAATAGTACTTATCCTTTAATTCCGCGATCTCCTTATCTTCTTCGGATGTGTCGAGCTTGAGGAATGTCTTTAACTTCTTCGCTGCGATCGCATGGGCTAAACTGCCCTCTTCTGCGAATGTGCTGCCGCTGTCCTTTACGTCTTTTTCGAGGAGGGGCGCTGCCGTGCAATTCAACCATCTGTGAGCTGCACTAGGTGATAATAACGCATGTGCCATAATTAAAATGCTTGCGGTTTTTCCAATTTATTACCATCGGATGATAACTCTAATAATGCAATCTCATCCATGAATGCCTGTCTCTTATCCTCTTCGATCTCTGATGGCTTCTCTGCTCCGAACAGGGCTGCCACATTCTTAAGAGTAGATGTCACCAATCTGTGGAGGGCTTTCACTTTAGCATCGGTGTTCTTCTTGTTGGCATAGTCCTCTCCCTCGATGCGATCTCTGAGATCGTTCATTGCCTTTCTCAGATCTGCCGCTGTTGGAAACTTAGAGGCCGGAGCCTTGTCAATAGGTGGCTGCTGTTCCTGAGTCTGTTCCTGTGCCTCATCCTTGGTGTCGTTGGTGTCGTTGTCACCATCGGCATTATCCCCGGTTTCTCCCGTTGCTGCCTCTTCGCCAGATGGCTGCTGCTCCTGTTCTGCCTTGGCGGTTTTGCTACTGCGCCCATCCGGCTTTTTCTGAGGAGCCTGTGTGGCATCATCCTGATGATCGTCCTTGGATGGCTGTTGCTCTGCTACTACAGGAACAGGTTTTTTAGACAGGATGGCTCCAACTAGGGCGATCACCTCCGGGGTCACACCCAAACTTACATTCACATTAATACTGAAATCTGTTTTCATTGTCGAAAATGTTTATGTTATACATTATTATATATTACTTATCCTCTTGGATATAATTCACAATATCATCGATCTTACGGGTACGTACCCAAAATCTGAACAATTGGATGTCTAGCCATACGAGCACGATGGTATTGATCTTAACGATGATGAGGATCAATGTCTTTTCGGAAAAATTCTCCGGTGGGTCAATCAAAGCATTAATGAGGGCGATGAAAAGAATGCCCATCAATACCCAAAATCTCCAATTCTTTAATAACTTAACCATATCTGCTAATTTTAAATGATTACACGATTGTGGATCTCCAAAATCTGAGGATCTCGGATCCCTTGATTACTTTTCTGAGGGTTGCTTTACGGATCTTGAATTTCAGATCTCCGTTTTTTGCATACCGTCTTATGGTCTGCCTGTTCACCCCGAGGATGATCGCTGTCTGGGTGACACTATACAAGCCCTCCGGTGTTACCTTTGGCTCTGTCTCTATCATGCGGGTTTCTTTGTAATGGTGAGACGGCTGTTAGCATAGTCTGATTGGATGCTGAACTTGCAGCCGAGCTGATTCTGATACTGATAAGCCAAAGCCTTGCCATTGTCACAGGCCTTAGCATTCGGCAAATTGAATGTCTCTGTGAGACCCATGCCGATGTTCTCTAAGTCTTTTCTTGTCAATTTCTCCATTTTTGTTTAAATATTATTAAATTTACTTACTTAGTTACTTATTCCCTTGGAGAAAAAGAAAAACTGCCGTATATTTGCAGTAGGATATTGGTATGTTGGGCAAAAAGCCTGACAGTCTCTTTTGTGCTCCGAGAGTTTAGTTACTTACTTATCTCGGGTGCAAAGATACGTTATTTCTACGTCACTACCAAATAAATGACGTAGAAATGGCGTTTTATTAACGTTTATTAATGTATGTGTTATGTTAGAAACAATAAATGAGCGTATTAAGCACGTATTAGATACCTTATATAAGGGCAATGTAACAGCAATGGCAAAGGCTACTTATATCAAGCGTACTACTTTAAGTAGCATAGTCGGAGCCGATGGTAACACTCCGGGCTTTGATGTTATAATGAAAATTGCCGAAATAACGTCACATCGTGTTAGCATGGAATGGCTGATACGTGGCGTTGGTGATATGTTCTTAAGTGAAAAGGAGACTTCGCCATTGGTCGATAATAGCGGGTCAAATAATCGCATACATGACGTTAGTAATATTAATAATGGAGAGACAATAAATCGTCTGCTTTCTATTGTCGAACAAAAAGATAAGCAGATAAATACCTTATTAGCTATATTACAAAATAACAAAGTGGGGTGA